CAAACATTCTACTCCTAGAGTAGTTTATCATCATTTGATATTCTGCATCTGAGTCTAAAGTGTTTCAGAGCCCTTCCTCGTACCCTCTTATGGATCCCATGAAAATGGTATCCGCCGGAGGCGTACTTGGAACGGGAAGTTTGAAACTCTTTAGGGGGGCACCCAACCCCCGGGATCGTAAGGATCCCGTAACATGGGAGGCCCATGGCTTGGTATGCCATGAGGACCCTTTATATTACCTAGCTCTTGATTACTCAGAGCTCTTAGCTTCGAGACTCTCCCTGATTAGGAGATCCCTCTTAGAAATGCTAAGGATATCCCACACTCACTAGGGGTTCTTACGAGAACCTCTATAGGAGGGATGGATCTAGCGTAGAGTTCTGGTCCAAGACCAGTCAACTCATGGGCGAATTGGCAAGTCTGGTTTGACCAGACCTAGCAACAATTGCCTGAAAACTTCCCTTTATTATCCCTTTAGCAGGGGAGTAGAGGGGAGGTCCCATACTGATCGAGCGGTAGGATAAAGTGTTCTACCGCGTCTGCCTCAGAGAGAGGACAAGGCTTCTAGTTGATACACGTACCAACTACTTGCCTTTTTCCACTAGAAATTGTGGAACCGCAGCCTGTGTTGTGAAACACTACCTGCTGGAACTTACTGAAGGATCGAGGGAATTCGTATCCCCGTCGATAATCAGTATCGGATCACGACAATGGGTCTGGCCCTGTAAAAAGCCTTCCCTAACGGGAAGGGGGCCAGTGAGCCAATTTGTAACGTGAGCCAATCTGGAAAGGCTAACAGCCCTGGTCTGCTTGACCGATCTGCGGCCCTCGGGACCCCACAAGGGTCCTTAGGGGAACCGGCACATAGCTGTTCATTAAGTACCTGAAAAGGTTTATTATTATTCTTTGTCATGAAACGCTTTTTCTCAGATCCCTCACGGGTTCTCAGAAGTAACGCCATGTTAAAGAACTTAATGATCAACTATGTTGATCTGGCCTCCAGAAATGGGGGTCGATCCCTTGTAGCTCCATTAATTCTAATGGGGAGACTTGGGATGGGGGCTATTAGCCGTTCCACTGTGGCTTCCGTTGCAGCTTTCTCATTCGCAGTATACCGGCTCCTCCTTTTACAGGGGGTGCCGGGAACTGTTAAGTACTTGAAAGCATCATATGTTCTATTGATGCAATCAAGTGCTGGAATGAGAATCCCAGCTTCTTGGTCTCTAGGGACCAATGTCTCTCGGACTCGGTCCGGATTGCCGCGACTGATCGCAGCGCACCACCGATCAAATATCCGAGGAGGTTGTAAGAGAACTCTCAAACTTTGGGTTACTCTATTTGCTCTTTACAGAGTTTTGGAGTACCCGGGGAAAGTGAGCTATCGGACAATCTACTTGGCTGGGCCGGATATCCGGGTGATTAGTCAGAAAATCGGAACCTTTATTTGGACTTTCCTTTGGAATAGTCCTTTCTGGGCAACGATGTCTGATCAACTACTCGGACTCCGGTCTGCATTTGCTCAAAATGCGCGGGGGTCAGGCGTTGGCCCAACTGCTTTTGCAGCTGAGCCATTTGCAATCGCCAAAGCCACACCTATTCGGCTGAAAAGAGGGTTGCTCGAAGGAGAGGTGAGTCCTAGACTCTTTAACTCCACTTCGATGCCATCCCTCCAATTAGCTGTCTCGGTATGGAAGGCATTTCCTACGATGTCAGGGGCCCTCAATTCTATGATCTCCCTAACGGGAAGTCATAAGTTAGGGGCCTTCCTGGATTTCGTTTCGCTCTCTGTGACGGGTGTGACCTTCACCGGTGGGATTTCGGTCCCACAGGATGATGGTTACACTTATCTTGAAGATGCAGCGAAAGGAATTTCAGGGGACTTCACGGGATTTGCCGCTGATGATTGGGAGGTCCAAATGTCCTTCCTCGGTAAGCTCGCCATTAAAAGCGAGCCTGCTGGGAAAGAACGGGTCTTCGCGGTCGTTGACGCTATTACGCAGTGGTTGTTGAAACCACTGCATTTGTGCGTCTTTGACATGCTTAGACGGATCCCCCAAGACGGGACCTTCAACCAACTCCAGCCGATTGAGCTTCTGCTCGACCGGCATAGAGGCGCGAAGGTCTTCGTCGCATCCTTAGATTTATCCGCAGCGACTGATAGACTTCCGGTTTCTCTTCAGGAGACATTCCTTTCCCATTTATTTGGGGATCGTTATGCCTCTCTCTGGAGAACACTTCTAGTCTCTCGGGATTACGCACTGCCCGGGGTCAAACCCGGACGGTCCATTCTCTCCGAGGTTCCAGAAGGGGATTCTATTCAATACGCTGTGGGTCAACCTATGGGTGCCCTCAGTTCTTGGGCGATGCTAGCTCTAACGCATCATCTGCTGGTCCAATACTCGTGGTACCTGGTCTGCCAAGAACAAGGGAAACCTTATTCTTGGACAGCCGAGTATGGAGTACTGGGCGACGATGTAGTCTTGGTCGGCCGAGATCTTTCTGACAGTTACCAAGCTGTCATGAAAGAGTTAGGTGTAGGAATTGGCCTACATAAATCCCTAATCTCGGAATCGTCCTTGACTATTGAATTCGCCAAACGCTTCTACTCAGAAG